TCTAAAACTGCACCATGGTAATATCTGTCGTTTTCAGAAACGCCATCATATATCCTACTATCGCTATGTTCTTTTATAAGGTATGCTTCTAAAATTTCTGCGCAAGCGGTTACTGGTTGAGTCATTCCTCTGTCCATTAAACTTGTTTTTACTTGCCGCTGTGGCTCTTTTAAATACACTATAATTTCTTCAGTTTCATCCTCTGCTTTAAAAACTAACGTATGAACTTTGCAATTGTATTGTTTGCTTAGTTCATCCGCTTTTTGTTGAATTTCTTCGTTTGTCATAGTATTTTTTGTATGATTGATTATGTAATGAACATAAGCATCTAGCTATCTATCTATACTACCTATTACTAATGGTACGGATACAAGTATTCTAGTATCCCCTGAAGCAGTGCTCATATTGTTTTCTATAAATTCGCATTCTCTAAGTATATCTACCTGACCTGTTGGGATATTTGTACTCTTTACAGTGTATACTATGGTAATATCAAAAGGCTGTATTAAAAATGGTCTTCTTTGTGGTGAAGCTGCAATAATTCTTTTCCATTCATCTATATACATTTCTATACTTCCTGAATATTCTACTATACCATATCCTCTATGTATAGGCTCATAACCTGCACCATAAAGGTTCTCTTTTTTTTGACTGGTTTTAAATTCTAGTTTAGTAACCTGTCTAATAGGTGTACCAAAAAGAACAATTTCAATATTTCCCCAACCTATTGCTGGTCCATCTATAATAGCTACTGGCATTATTTTATATTTGAGTTGTAAATCCTATGTTGACAATTATTTGATTAGCTATGCCTATAGGAACTAATTTAATGGTTAATACTAGTGTTCCTGTAGATAAAACGGGTTGATTAGGGTCTATTAAAACCTCAAATGCGCTTAATTCTCCATCTCTTACCATTTGCGCTAGGTTAATCTCTGCCTCTCTTTTAAAGAACTCTATAGTTGATGCTTTTAGTGTTCCATCTGCATTAAGTACAAGTTGTGATTGAACATCTAAAATAAGCGTGCTGTATACACCTCTTGTTGCTTTATCTATTGTACGATTTCTGTATATAAAAGCATAGTCGCTTGTACTCGTTACAGCTGTATATGAGTTGTTAAAAAATGTACCGTTTACTCCTACTCTTTTAATAAGGAATATATATCTATAGCTATCTAGCCTATTTAAAAGGCTTTGTGTAGATGTTTTAACTGCTTGTCCATTAGCAAAGTTTACTGTATCACACTCAAACCCATCGCTAACATTAAACCTGTTTGGGTGACCTATGCTTTCACTAACTGCCGCTAGCGCTATGGTTCCTAAAGTTGCTCCTAAAGTTGTTATTGATTTTCCTGTGGTTAGGAAAAGAAAGTTACCTAATCCTGCTCCATCTTGAGAAATTACAGAACTCACTTTAGGTGCGTTTAGTAAATTAAGGTCTGTAAGCGTTGTTAAGTCTGTTATAGAAACCATATTAGCTGTATATAAAACACAGCTAATAGGCATATGTAAGGTATCTAATGTGTTTAAAACACCTTGTATCAAACCCATATCCCCAGTTGATGGTGTTGTACCATCTTTATAAATACCTATTTGACGTATTTTACCATTAGCAAATACTTGCATGGTTTGTATTTCCGTAAAATCGTAGGTAACAGGTACGGCAAAAAATCCTACAAATAACAACCCTGAAGGCTGCTTCCTAAAATATTCTTTGATATGGTAGTGCCATACTGCTTGTAAACTTGCTACACCACCTGAAAATTGAACTAATGTTCCTGCAATAGCTCCTACTATAGTTACTACAATTGGTGCACCTGTATTTAACCCGCTACCAAATCTTTTTGGTGCAGTAATAGTTACTACTCCTGCTGCGCTGCTTGAAGCGTATCCATGGTTTACGGTACCTGCATTAATCATTGCTGTAATAGCTGTAGCTACTAATGTTACAGTAGTATCTGATGCTATTTTTTTATATGTACCTAGATTTGCAGATGTGCCACCTGGCTCGTTAATGGTTATATTTAATGGATCACCATCTGTACCTATTGCTGTAACAGTATATGTTGCTGTAGCTGCTGTAGCATCGCTATAATCTGATTTTATACCAGCAGCCTCTGCATCTTGAATACTTCCAAATGATTTTATTCGGTTTGCTGTTGAAAATCCACTAGGAAGATTTGCATTAGCTGTATAAAATGGTATCCCACTAATAAAGTCTTCACCTGGCAGCGGAGTTCCTAATCCACCCTGCCCTTTTATAAAGGTAATGTCGCTAAATGCCATGTTACTTTTCTTTTTTAGTTTTTGTAAGTTTTACTTCTTCTAGTGGGTCTTTGGTAAGATCAATTTCTTGACCATCTTTAATTTCTGTTATATGAAAGCACCCGTCTTTAAACCATACTTTTTTTATATCTGGTATATGTTTTAGACTATGCTTTATATCTTGTATGGTCATTTTGTTTTAGTCTTTTTTTTGTCAACTTCTACTTTCTGTGGTTGCTCAACTTCTATTCTTTGTGCATTTTCTTGCTCAATGAGGTATTTTTCTTGTTCAAATACAGCCCTTTCAAATTTTTTACCCCCATTGTGTTCGTGTAAATGAAAGTGGCCGTCATCTGTTACCCATATTGCTTCTGCATGCGGTATCGCTTCAAATATTATTCTAACATCTATCATAATATATTTTTTATACTGTTACAGTACGTGAAACTTCTTGCCAGTTAATACCGTTAAACATAAATAATGCTGTTGCATATTTACCTGTTGTAACTGTTAAAATGCCTGTTGATGTAAATCCTGTACCAAATGTTGCTACTCTTGTTGTGCCATCTGATTGAAGTAAAAACTCTAATTTGTCTCCTACATAAGGAGCGGATGCAGATGTACCTACTCCTACTGTAAAAGTTACAGCACCTGTTAAAGCAGGTGTCTGTACTAGTGTATATGATTTTGTTGGTACCAACGCTATGGTTGCTGCATAAGCTGGTTGTAAGAATTGGTTGTCTCTTACTCTATCTGTATTGTCGGCACTTGCGTTAACTTGGCCTATTCCATTATTGTATCTTGCTGATGTAGACATTTTTTTTAATTTTTATACGTTAAATGATGCTGGTGTAAGGGTTGTGAATAAGAATATTTCTTCACTAAATCCATATTGTACATCGTATTTCATTAATCCTTTGAAATAGAATAGCTCTGAAGGGTTTGAAACACGTTTGATTTCTAGATCATTGTCTTCTTCACTATTCATACCTATGTATAGGTTTGAAGAAGGATCGTCTAATCCCTCACAGAACACTATGGTGTTATCAGGAATACCAGCTAATGCAATTACTTCGTATCCTTTCCAAGGTTGTGCTTGGCCTGATTGTGGTAGTTGACCTTTCAATGGAATGTTTACGGTTGCATCTTGGTAAATTTGTTCTGTAAGTACAGAAACAAAAAACCTCATTCTTTTAAACTTGCTCGCATTGGTAAACAATGCTTTTTTGTTGGTTACACCAAGGTTGATAAGCGCATTTAAAGCATCTAATATGTTGTAGTTTGTTACGGTTGTTGGACCAGATGTTAATGGTAGTGGAGATGCCACTTTTTGTACTGCTGCATCATTTACCATCTTTTTTAGATAGCCATCCCAAAACTTAAGCTGTCCATTTCCTGGTGTACCTGTAATAGCAGTATATGTTTGTGAACCCATCCATAAGCCTAATTCAATTTGCTCAAATGTTCTGTTAAGAGCCATTTGCATCATATAGTTTTCTGCTGTTAGGGGCAACTCTCTAGCTAATAGTTTTGGGTTAAGTTGTTCTGCTAACCAGTTTAATTCAAGAGACCTTGGATTAAATTCTGTGTATACCATCGTCTCTTTAGGGTCTAATACTTTGCCGTCAAGTGTAAAATTTCCGCTACTTACTGGTGTTGCTGCTCTTGCTTGTAATGGTGCAGAAAAATCTAGTCTTTCTATAGTATGCGTTTTTTTTATGCCATCTACAACGTATGCTGCTCCTTTTACTAGGGTATCCATGCCGTATGTGGCAGGTAGCCAGAAATTTTTTGCTACTGTTCCGGAATAACTTGTATCATTAACTAATAATGCCATATTGTTTTGTTTTGGTTGTTTTTATTAAATTTTTCCTTCTCTTTTTAAACGATTTTTTAGGGCTAATGAAATAGTACTTGTTGGTAAATTTTCTGGTTTTGTATTTTCAGTATCTAACCTGTTTTCAATTTTAATTATGTTTGCAGATTTGTTAATAGGCAAGTCTTCTATAGCTGCTTTTGTTCCTTCAAAATCTAATACAGCAAGATTTGTCCATTTAGAAATACTTTCTTGATCGTTTTTTATTTTACCAATGTTTACAAAAGATTCAACCATGTTTGTTGCTTTTATCATTGTTGTTTCCTTTTCAGCATCTGCTAGCTTTTTATTTGCTTCGTTTAGTTGTTTTTCAACATCATCATACTTTTGTTTTATATCGTTGTATGATTGTTTTGTAAATTCTACTTCTGTTTTGTATTTATTTTCTATAGAATCTATTGCTAAAACGTACTCGTCTTCGCTAGCGCCTTCTTGTACGGATAACCTTTTTGCTACTTTTATCATTTGTTTATGTTTTGGTTTTAAAATGCTGTTTAGTATTAGATTGCTTTCTTCCCACATGGCTGTTATGTTATTTTTACTTCCATGTTTCATGTTTTTGGTTGAGCTGTATCTTACTTCATCGCATAAATTTTCTTTATAGGCTTCTGCTGGGCGTATGATGGTTGTTCTATTCATCATTCCTAATACTTCTTCTTCTGTTTTTCCGCATCTGCTAGCTATCATAGTAGCTATAGAGTTGTTTATCGTTCTTAAATCACTAGAACTCCCCCCTGTTGCATTGTGATACATCAACCAGCTATAGTCATTCATTATTCTTTTTCTACCTGCTTGGAATATTACGCCTGCTATACTTGCCATTACTCCACATCCGTATGTATCTACTTTTGTTTTGCTGTCGCAAATAGCGGTGTATATATTGTACCCATCTAATACTGAACCACCCGGGCTGTTAATCCAAACTTGAATAGCTTTTTTACCAAGGCTGTCTAGATATAAAAGTTCTTCTTGAAATAATGATCCATCAACACCTTGCCCATCTTTTTCGCTATACCCTATATGCTTGTTTATAAGCATTATAGGCTCATCTGCTGTAAGGTCTCTGGTGTATAATAAATTCATTAGTGTGCAAGTTATAATAGGTATAAACCTTGGTGGGCTGAGTTGCAGCAACTTTTTTAAATAAAAAAACCTCACTGAATGAACAGCGAGGTTTTTTTGTTTTGTTGTTTAAGTAATGCTACAGTTCTTCTGTATTGCTATTACAGTTGTTACAATTTAAGTAGTATACTTTTTGGTTATATGGTAATTGGTTAAAGAACTCTTTTACAATTTCGTTAAGCGCTTTGCTTTGGCTAATTTCATTAGCTTTTACATAGCCTTTGAATAAAGCATTATTGTTGGGCTTTAAATAAACCTCATGCTTTCTTTCTTTACGGTATTGTTTTATATATTCTTTTTTTGAATTAGTCATATATTCTTATTAACCAACTGTTACTCTAATTGGCATTGCCCAAGCAAGGTTACCTGCTGTTGAGTCTTCTACTAATTGTGCTTCAGAGGTGTCTCCCATAGCACATTTTACCCATTTACCATCTGTAGCACTTACTTTTAAATAGTCTAATTTTTTACCAGCTGCTTCTGTTAGAACGGGTATTAATCCTGCGTTCATTAATACAATTCTACCGCTTGTTGTTTTGTCTGTAATAGCTACTCCTTGAGAAGATACTACGCCAAAAACGTTATCTGTAGGCGTGCAAACTGCTACTTTGTAATAAAAATCAGGGGAAAATAATCCTGTTGGTATGGAGCTACATTTTAATGCTGTTCCTACTGGCAATGATGTTGCTGAATCTGCAATTGCTGGTACTTCGTACTGTCTTGTGTTGTAAGCTGTTGGATTGAATGACATGTTTGTTTGTATTTGGTTTTAATTATTAAAAAAATAAATCTGCTGTTATGGTTAATGAATTTGGTGAGTATCCTATGTTTGCATCTGGGTTAAAGAATATAAGTATGTCGTTATTCTGTACACTAAGACTTGCAGAGTCTTCTGTTATATACTCATTAGGTTGCATGTTTAGTGTAATGCCAGTATATGAGAATCCGAATGGGTTCCCATTTTGGGATATATATAAATCTATTGGCACTGAAACACCTGCTGTTCCTGACTGTGTCCATTTAAAATTTGTTATGGTTCCATCTGCCGTAACTCTGCAAAATCCAGCACCACCAAATCCAGCTATAGATGGTGCGCTAGCATTATTATAGTTGGGCCCCACATATTCTAATGGAAACCATACCCCTAAAGAGTTTAAAGAACTAATGATTATTTGCACTACGTTTATTTTTGGAGCTATTGTTATCGCTCCTCCATTAACTACTGCAATATGACCCTCTGTTAAACCTGCTGAAACGTCTTGACCAAATCCACCATTTACTTTTGGTACAAATGATACTGATTTTGTAATGCCATTGTCTTGTGTTAAAATTTTTGCCATTGTTGTTGTTTTATGTTTTTAAGTAATTAAAATTGGTGTTTCTAAATTCCATAATACGGGGATAACACTTCCTGTTAGTGTGTTATATCCTGAAGCGTCTAATACTCTACCTGCAACTAAAAGAACTGTCCCTATAAGTGAGGTTGGTATGTTGGTACATCTTCCTGCTACTGCTGTGGATATGTATACTGTATCATTTGCAGATAATGTTAATCCTGATTGCATTAGTACTAGTACTTCACCACCTATCTTTAGTTGCCCAGCTGTACCTTGGTATACACCTACTCCATAGCAATTTATTAATGAGGAGGCTATAGCTCTTGTAAACGTTTTATTGTTTGTTATTCTTCCTACTTCTCCAATGGTAGGATTTGTCCATAAAGTATTTCCTTTTGTTAATAAATTACCTGTTTGTGGTTGTGCTTTCCATTGAGCACCATCGTATATGTAAGCATCGTCTATTGCTGGTGGTGTTGTAATATCTATAGGCAACCCATTAAACCCTTTAACGGTTGGGTTGGGATATGTACCATTTAGGTCTCCACCTGCTGCGCCTGCTGGTGTTGCTGGTGGTACTGTTGATGGCACCCAGTTTGTTCCATCATACTTTAATACTTGGTTTGTTGTTGGTGTTGTTGCACCTATTGGCGTTCCTTGTATTTTTGCTACGGTTGGGTTTGGGTATGTACCTGATAAATCACCGCCAGCAGGACCAGTTGCGCCTGTTGATTGATTGATAACTAATAGATCGCTAAAGTTTACATCTCCACTGTTTGATACGCCTGATTTGAATATTATTTTTTTTACTATTCTATCTGGTAAGGATACGCCATACTCTAGTGTTGCAGGATCGGTGTTTCTGGCTCTAAAGCTATCTAAACCAATTTTACCTACGGCTGTTTCTCCTATTTGTGCTGTAAATGTTGTTGCATCTACTTGGTATATTTCATTATTACCAAATATAGCGCCTTCGCTTATGATGTAGTTTTGACCTACACCTGTGTTTTTACACCCTGTTAGGATGTAGTATTTTGTAGGGTCGTATGAGCTCCCTATATCTGCTTTAGCTAAAGCAGCTTGTGATTGTTGTACGTCTGTTTGTAGTTTTTGTGGCATTGTTTTGTTTTATGTTTTATTTTTTTTATGCGGAGAAATAATTAAACCCATCAAAATTTAGTGTAACTAATGAGCTAGCGTATGTTTGTTTAAGCTGTACTTTTAAATCACCAAAAAGGTTAATAAACATTTGAACATTATCAAAACGTGGTACAGCTCCTCCAATAGTTTCAAATACAAAAATATTCCAATCTGCTTGTACAGGAGGCCTATATTCAGTTGGTAAATTTGTTATTATACTAGTATTACCATCCCAAGACATTTTATCAATAATACCATATAAATAAACTATACCTTTAGAAAAATCTTTCCTAAAAAATAGTTCATTCCTCGGAGGCGCAGAACCCCATCCATCTTGAAATGAAGGATTACCTGGCGTTCCAACAGCCCTAAAAGGTTCTAGTCCAACTATTCTTAAATTAGCAAAATCTACTAAGCCGCTACCACTAACGCCAGATTGAATTTTTATTTTTCTTATAACGTGAACACTATGTGACGAACCGTCTGTGAAAATAGTAGGGTCTGCTAGTACGTTATAAGTAGGGTCTAATACACATACTGCTGTTTGACCCATTGATGGTGTAAATGTTGTAGCATCTACTTGGTATAAAATTCCTCCACTAAATATATATCCTGCACTTATTGTAAATGCTGGCCCTGCTGGTGTTGAGTTTACACAACCACTCATTATGTGATGCTTAGATGGAGCATAATCTTTACCTATAATACTTATACAACATGATGCTATAGCATCATCATTACCAGTTTTTAAATGATCTAATGTTACTCCTCTAAACGGTAATCCTGCTATTGGAGTTATTGGTGATGTATCTATAAATCTAGTAGACATGTTATTTGTTTATTGTTATTTTTTAATATGTTGCTATGTTGTATGTAATACCTGCTGGGAAGTATAAATCTGCAAAGTTTCTTACTATTTTTTCCCTATTTATGGCTACTGCGTCTAAAGCTGTGTATACCATAATGGGTATGTTTATCGTTGCATTTTTAAAAAACGGCGTATTGTATGCATATGCAATAGGCTCACTACTTCTATCAGAAAATACTACACTGCTATTAGAGTTATCAGCCCCTACAATAAAGCATGTTAATGCTGGGGTATTAGTATCTATAAAAATATCGCTTACTAAAGGTGGCTGCCTAAATGTGGTGTTAAACCATTTGTTTAATGCCCATTCTAATACTATTTTTTGCCCATTGTAATACACCCTTTCTGCAACGCCTATAAAGTTTTTTTGGTATAATGTCCAATATTGCCCTTCAATAGGTTGGTTACCAGTGTTGCTGTTTGTTAAGCTTTCGTATACAGCACCTTTGTATATAACTCTATTCCCTTTGCTGTATACTGTTGCTATTGCCCATAAAGGGTATGTTGCCCCTGTGTTGTAATCACCTAAGTATTTATCTCTTATGTATTGGTTTTGGTTTAATAATGACTGTACCCATACTATATTTTCAACATCTCTTTTATCTGGAGGTATTAACTCTATTGCTTTTTGGCTATATGTTATATCGTAAATACTCATTAGATAAATGCAAAAGTTAGTGTGTTAGTAAAAGCGTTACCTGCTGTTGTTTCCTCTACGATGTACCCAGAGAATGTTTCATAAAAACTTTGCCCTGGCACTAAAGCATAATTATTAATTAATGTAGTGCCAGCAGGGAATGTTTCACCACTGTTTCTTGCTCTTACATTTTTTAGGA